AAGTTTGGTACACCGGTGCAACAAGAGCAAGAAAAACTTTACATTTATTAAGAACAGACTATAAGTTTAACTACCCAATTGGTTCAGACTATTTAATATATGTACAGGAGAAAAATGACAAATAAAAATATGTTAGAAGATGCCTTCCCACACGATAAACAAATTGGAGGAAATCACTACAAAGAACTTCCTATACAACCTTATACATTTATTTCTAAAAATAAATTATCATTCTTTCAAGGATGTGTTGTAAAATATGTTTGTAGATATTTATTTAAGGGCACACCCATACAAGATTTAGAAAAAGTAATTCATTACTGTGAATTAGAAATAGAGAAAATAAAAGAGGAGAGAAAATAATGGCTTACTTAAATGCAAACATACCTATCATAGAGTGTTATGTAAGAGGTAATTTTTTAAGAGATCAAAAAGATTCACACGATAAATATTTTGAAGTGGGGGTGTTTGGATTTAGTTCAATACCAAATCAAGTACCTTTGTTTCACTTCTTAATGGAAGATGGTGGTCTATGGTGGAGAGCCCCTATATCAGCTTTCTGTACTAAACCTGGAGTAAAAGAATTACCATTAGATGAGTTAGTGATGTGGGATAGCTTTAGTTACAATGTAAGTGTCACAACCTTTTATGAAATTGCAGGATGTACTATGCAATATAATTCTAGAAGAAATGTCAAAAGAAAAGGTAAATATCTTTTTACAATTGATTGGTGTGGTGGAGATTTTAATGAATTAAATTTTGGTTACTCAGAAAAACCAGATCAACATAAGTGTGGCCATGTCATTGAATTAGATGATGGTAACTATGCTATACAACCGAACAATAGATTAAAAATTTATGATCCTTCTATGGGTATCAACCCTCATGAGAATGCAATCAATAGACTTGTAGGTACTAGGAAGTGGTCAGTAGAAAACTCTGCTAAATGGATTACAGATGAACACGAAAAAGGTAGTTACGATTATACATTAAAAAATTTAGATGAGGACGGCATACCTATTGATGAGGATAAAAAATGAACGGACTACAACTTACTTTAACTTTTAAAAAATCAATGTGGAATACACCAAGTGAATATAAAGATTTATCTGGTGCAACTGAAATAGCAATTGACCTTGAAACTAGAGATGATGGTATTAATGAAAAGCTTGGAGCTGGTTGGGCTTTGGGTAAAGGAGAGATTGTAGGATTTGCAGTAGCAGTAGATGGTTGGCAAGGATACTTTCCGTTTGGTCATTTAGGTGGTGGTAATATGATACCTGAACAAGTTAAAGCATACATGAAAAAAGTTTGTAGCTTACCTTGTACTAAAGTATTTCATAATGCTCAGTACGATGTAGGATGGCTTGAAGCATCAGGGATCACGGTCAACGGACATATAGTAGATACAATGATAGCTGCAGCATTAATAGATGAGAATAGATTTAGTTATTCATTGAATGCATTATCAGTTGATTACCTTGGTGAAATAAAAGCAGAAACAGAATTAAGAGAAGCTGCCGCAGCTCATGGCATAGATCCTAAAGCAGAGATGTGGAAGTTACCTGCAGAACATGTTGGTTATTATGCAGAGCAAGATGCAGTGTTGACATTAAAGTTATGGCAAAGATTTAAGCAAGAGATAAGAACTCAAAGCCTAGAAACAGTTTGGGATCTAGAACAACAATTAATTCCGGTGTTAATAAAAATGCGTCAACGAGGAGTGAGAGTCCAAGTGGAATTAGCTGAACAACTAAAAAAAGAAATGTTGATCCAAGAAAAAGGAATACTGGAGGCCATACAAAAAGAATCAGGAATAGAAGTAGACATTTGGGCATCACGCCAGATTGCCAAAGCTTTTGACAAAATGAAGTTAGACTATCCACGAACTGAAAAAACAAAAGAGCCTTCCTTTACACAAAATTGGTTAATAAATAATAAACATAAACTAGCGCAATTGATTGTGCAAGCCAGAGAGGTAAATAAGTTTCATAGTACCTTCTTATCATCAATACTTCGATACCAAGTCAAAGGTAGAATTCATGGAGAGATACAACAACTAAGATCTGATTTAGGAGGGACAGTATCTGGAAGACTTTCAATGAGTAACCCAAACTTACAACAAGTACCTGCTAGAAATAAAGATCTTGGTCCCAAGATTAGATCTCTATTTATTCCTGAAGAAGGCCATCAATGGGGCTCATTTGATTATTCACAACAAGAACCTCGGATGACTGTACATTATGCAGCATCTATTGGAGAGAATGGTTATGCAGGATCTCAAGAATTAGTTGAAGCATACAAAGATAATAGTGCAGACTTTCATCAAACAGTTGCAGATCTTGTAGGTATTGAGAGAACACAAGCTAAGACAATTGGCTTAGGTATTATGTATGGAATGGGTAAGAATAAATTAGCTTTATCATTAGGTGTTACTAAAGATGAAGCAGATGAATTGATTACAAAATATAATAAGAAGGTACCTTTTATTAGAAAACTATCTGACAGATGTAAGTTAGCAGCAGATGAGAAGGGTGTGATAAGAACTAAAAAAGGTAGGAAGTGTAGGTTTGATAAATGGGAAACAAGAGACTTTGGATTACACCAGGCCGAAACATTTGATAATGCAGTAGCAAAATATGGTAAAGATAATATTAAAAGAGCCTATACATACAAAGCATTAAATAGATTAATTCAAGGATCCTCAGCTGATCAAACAAAACAAGCAATGCTAGATTGTTATAATGCAGGTCACTTACCAATGTTACAGATACATGATGAACTTTGTTTTAACATAACAGATGATGCTCATGCTAAAGAAATTAAAACTATCATGGAAGACTCAATAGAATTTAAAGTACCTTCAGTAGTTGATGTTGGACTTGGAAAGAGTTGGGGAGATGCTAAATAGAAATTTTCCTCATGATAACAAAGACTTAATAGCTTACGCAGCAGGATTGTTTGATGGTGAGGGTAACATTAATTATGCTCAATACAAATGTAAAAAACCTAACGGTAAAACATATTTAAAATGGAATGTTGCAATGGAAGTTGCAATGACAGATTTAGATTGTATTAAAAATTTTTATGATATTGTTAGAGTTGGTAGTATTCATTTCAAAGGAATAGGTAAGGGCTCACTAGGTAAAGTCGATCAGTGGAGATGGAGATGCTCACATCAAAAAGCATTACACTTAGCAAAATTATTTTTACCTTACAGTACAGTTAAAAGAGAGAGGTTATTAAAAATTATAAACCACTATGAGTTTATTAAGCCGAAAGAATCCCTAGGAAAAAAGTTTAGTTTTTTAAAACCTAAAAAAAATTAGCCTGCTGCAGCTAAATTTTCTTGAACATCTTGATACTTAAGTTGATTTCTAAGAGATTTAATTTCACTCTCAGTTGACAACATGTCAATAGTACAACCACCATTAGTCATTAGACTGGCTGACCAAGTATGCTCTTTGTGTTGAAGTTTTTTAAGCAACTCCAATTTTTCTTTACTTAACATCTACGATCTCCTCGTATGTTATGTGGATTCTTTTATTACCGGTGAAGCCATCATTGATAACTTCGGCACTACCGTCCTCCACTTGTTCAGACACTTTCAATATCGCTTCTTTGCAATCGGTTGCTTCAACTACTTGGTTTACTTGCAAACCTCCCATGTATGCTTTGATACGATAAGCTGTCATAAGATATTATAGGATATTTCGAAGCTTTGGTCAATATCCATACCCTGGTTGTCAATAGCATAACAAAATATGCTATAAGAGGCCATAGAGCCCCCTAGTCCTTCGATCTTACGTTTTTGAGCTGTACCTATAGCTTTTGCCATGGATCTGCATTCTGTGGCATCTGAGAGGTCATCTCTAAGGTATTGACCACACTTTGTTTCTCCACTTGGGTAAGTTAAGCAGAATGATGTTAATAATATAAATTTATAAACCATAAGATGTAACTACTTGTTTTATGGTGTTTGTCAAATAATCTCATTTTTTTTACAATCAAACCTAGTATACATTTCGTACTTATCTACTGCCTCTGAAGTCATTTCTTTTAATAATATACTAGAATAGTCATAACCAAAATAAATACACTCATGATAAGTATTAAATTCTTCTATAGGGGTTGGAATTGGTTTACAATCATTACCTGGAATACCACTACAAACTAACATTAATAAAACAAATTTTGTCATTGACTTTTAAAAATATCCCATATAACTAAGATAGCATAACAAAAACAAACCAACAATATGAGGAGACAAAATGACCAAAGATAACTTACTACCTTTAGGACAAAAGCCAGAAGGAGAATTAAGTTCATTACTTAAAATGCAAAATGCATTTAGTAAATTAGTAAGCAGCTTAAAGTTACTTCAAGAGAATATAGATAAATTAAAAGAAGAGAATAAAAGACTCAAAGATGCTTTAGGTATTACAGAAACAATAGAACCCTTAGTACTCACATCTGATATGGAGGTTAAAGATGGACATCAATAAATGGAAGTCAGTAGCAATTCCTGCTACCGATTATAAAATTTTAAAATCACTTTGCAAATCAAAGTTTAGGGCTCCAGGAGCTATGATCTCTAAATTATTAAATGACTATGTAGATCATCAAGCAAGGAAACTAAAAATTCCTAATGCAGCTTTTCGTACTAAACTTTTAAACGGAGATAACAATGATGACAGAGAAAGATCTAAAAAGAGTTGACACTAGAGTTAAAGCTAAAGAGTTGTTCACTGTAGAACTAGATCATGCAGATAATACACTTACATTTATAGTGAATGGTAAGATAATGAATGTTGTTAAAACATTTAAAGCAGAGTCTTTGTTTGACAGGATGTTAAAGATAGCAAAATTTAAATTCTTAAAAATGAGAGACGCTAGCCGTAAAGAATACATTGGAAAATAAATTAAAAGTTTTAGATTTATTTTCTGGGATTGGAGGCTTCTCGTTAGGCCTCCACTCAACAGGAATATTTGATACAATTAAGTTTGTAGAGTTTGATGAGTTTTGTCAAAAGGTTTTAAAAAAGAATTATCCAAACGTACCAATTGAAGGAGATATAAAAAATGTCAAAGGAAGAGAATTCGAAGCAGACATCATTGTGGGAGGATTCCCATGTCAACCGTTCAGTGTCGCAGGTAAACAAAAAGGGAGAGATGACAACAGATATCTCTGGCCAGAAATGTTTAGACTCATTAAAGAAATCAAACCCGAGTTCGTTATTGGAGAGAATGTCCAAGGACTTGTTAACCTCCAAAACGGCATGGTCCTCAGACAGGTGCAAGATGACTTGGAAGGTGAAGGTTTCGAAGTCCAATGTTTCCTTATACCAGCTTCAGGCATCGGTGCTTGGCACCAAAGATTTAGAGTCTGGATTGTGGGCCACTCCAAACACAATGGATTACTTGCCGCCGAGAAGCGCAGCAGGGACAAAAAAATTAATGGAGGGACACAGGAAGGGCAGAACCAAACCATCGAATCTGAGAGAACAAGTGGATCCAGAAACGATGAAAATGTATCCAACACCGAGAGCATCAGGACAAGAGGATGCAGAGACTCTGATCAAGAGGAAGGGAGAGAAAGCTGCAGCTCAACACAATCTGACGGCACACATGCAAATGTTTCCTACACCATCGGCCAGTTGTCAGATGGATGTAGTAGCACCACCAGAGACAGTGAAGCAGAACTCATCAGGTTGGAGTGTAACGAGGGTTGGCACTGGAACCAAGTTCGGAGCGAAGTTGAACGATGTAGTGAACAAAGTAAATCAACCGATAGAACCTGGTGGCAAATTGAATCCGACCTTTGTGGAGTTCCTAATGGGATTTCCAGAGAATTGGACAAAGATAGAGCAAGCAGAATCAAAAGTCTCGGAAACGCAATCGTCCCACAAATGGCAAGAATCTTCGGGCTCGCAATTAAAAAGGTTTTAAATGAAAGTTAATTTATTTAAAATAAACAAAATGAAAAAGGTTGGTCGTTGGTTAGATGTTAACTCAGTGGCCATCGATCTATGGGAGCAATACAATCCAATTGGAAAAATATATTTAGGTTTAGAGAAAAGACAACGAGCTGCTAACAGAAGAGATAAATTTGTTAGAGATAGAATGAAGGTAAGACCTGGTTGGAAGAAAATGTATTTAAGATACGAACAATCTTCTAAAGCTTTAGACTTAATTAATTATATTTTAAAAAGATACCTTAGACGTAAGAAATAATTTTCTACCTCCCTTGTACCCACGACACTGATTAGTTTATAATAAGGACTTGCAACCAAGCAAAAATTTTTATATGACTAAACTATTACGCAACCACAAGATATGTACCGATTGTAAAGGAACGGGTCATATTATGACTTCAAACAAATCGTTTGTATCTTGTATCATTTGCAATGGATCAGGCACCACGGTCAACGGCTCATCATCAGAAGCAGAACAAGTATTATTATTTAAAGTAGCGTGGGATTATATTAATGGCAAACAAAACGGATGGTATCACTGAGCTGACAAAAGTATTAGTTAGTGCTTCCAAAAAATTTTCAAAGACAGAATACAATAGATTAAGTTCAGTAATTTTTGCTATGTTACATGGTGTTAGTTACGGCTATGATCAAATGGATCAACGCTTTCTCAATGATGCAGCAGATATATATGAAGTCCACCAGGACCACGATGAATTTTTAGAGGAGATAGATAAAGAATTAGATGAAGTTGAAAAGACATTATCTAAATATAAAAAACCATTACCTCCTAAGAGTAAAGACAACGTCATTAAATTTAGCGACTATAAGCAGGATGTAACGAATGATGGCGGATAATTATACTAAAGCAGAAGCCCAATTAGATTTTAGAGATATCTCTGAACATATTGAAGAAGAAAACTTAGAAGGCGCAGCCATCACAAATTTACTTGATGATGTACACGAACATTTTGAGGTCGCCACTCGATTCAATTTTAAAAAATCGAAAGGCCATTATCGTGCTCTACTCAGTAGACTTATTAAAACTTATGGGCATTAAAATAACTTCTGATATCGTTGCAGAAAACCATGTCTGTAATGAACAAAAGTTATGGAGGCATGTAATCTTAAATGCATTTGAAGATACTAGAGCTCTTAGTGCAGATCGTAAAGCTAGCCTAGCTAAGTGTGATGCACATTATTGGATTGCAAGATCAAAAGATTTTGAACAGATCTGTTGGTGGGCAGGATGGGAACCAGACAATGTTAGGTATAGATATTCTAAAGCATTGAGTAGTGGGGACATTAAATTTAAAAGAAAACATTTTTTATGGCATGAATATAATAAGTTATTTCAAAGACTTAAATGTGAAACGGATTTAGATTTAAGAAAAGAATTAAGACGTAATGTTGAGAATAAGCGTAGACAAATAATGGACGCTGATAATGTTTATGTTGATAATTTTAAAAAGGATTTGGAGATTGAACTTTAACTTGCAGTCCAGGGAGCAATCGCTAAACTGCAAGCTAAAGCATATAACTCATGATTTCTCCTAAGTTAGTAAGATAAATATATAGGATTAAAAATTTTTTTTCAAGATTTTTTTCGTCTAAAAAATGTTCTCCAAAACCAAGATCTGCAAATTGAAATAGCCGTGAATATTACTGCAATATGGAATGATTCCCATACGGTTGGGTACATATCGAAATAGGGAAATATATATAGCTGCACTAAGGTTGATAGTAATAACCCTGAACCGACATCAATTAATGTTTCGAAAAGATTTCTCATAATAAAACTTAGGCCCACTAGAAAGGAAATTCAAAAACGTGAGCCTAAGCTAACTAACAATTGAGGTAATGAAAATGATAACAAACATTACTCAAGATAACTTTAAGGCATTGGCCAAGATCCGTCAATCTTTTATCTGGGTCAATGGTACTAGAACCACGGCTCACGGGGCTGGTTTCCTAGTACACTTCCTTAGAAAAAAAAAAATAAAAAAAAGTTTGTAAGGGTTTTTCTCTAGGAAACTAGGAAAAACATTGAAACACAACACTTCTAGAGCAAAACACACTAGGAAAACACTAGGAAAATTCCTAGTAGTTCTAGGAAAATACACTGCTTGAGGCCATTTTCTGCTTAAAAATAAAAATAAAAAAGTTTGTAAGAAAGAGTATTAGGAAAAAATTTATGATATAACAGGTCAAGATGACTAAAAGAAAAAATACTTTGAAATCAACATCTGAGCTGACATTAAAACAAAAAGCCTTTGTAGATATATATGTTAGTAATTGGGGTGAGATCTCCAAGACTGAAGCAGCCACTCGGGCTGGCTATACCTCTGATAAAAAAGAAGGACCAACAGAAATTGCAAGCAGATTAACCAATCAAAATAAAAATCCTCATGTAGTTCGTTATATGGAAATGAAATATAACCAGGAATTAAAAAAACATGAAGGGGACAAGCTTAAGAAATATAAAAGATTTGAGACACTAAGTAAAAAGGCAGAAGATAAAAAACAATTTTCTGTAGCTGTAAATGCAGAGTATCGTAGTGGACAAATGGCAGGATTTTTTGTAGATAAAAAAGAAGTAACCCATGTTGGATTGGAGGGTATGAGTCGTGAACAACTTGAGCAACGG